TTCCCGCTAATAACCGTAATCGGCAAATAGCTCGACCCGGTAAACACGTACAGATTTTCATTAAGCTCGTCGAAGAAGAACTGACCTTTAAAATCTGCCGCCGGAAAAGTAACAACATTATTAGTCGCACTCGCGCCGCCAAACTTGGTGATTGATGAGTCAGCTAGCTTTTCTCCCGTAATCGCATCGCTTGCAATTCGATCTGATGGGATCGTACCGCTTGTGATTTTTGACGCCGCAAGATCAGGAATATCAGTGGCTGCAAGGGTTGCACCACTCGATACATGACCTTGGCCGTCAACCGTTACCTTCGTAAACGTGCCAGCTGATGTGGTGTTGCTGTGATTCAGATTGCCGCTACCGTCAACAGCTAAGCCCGTTCCAGGGATGACCGCGCCTTTTGCGCTGCTAGTTGCTGCAGGCAAGTCACTACCCGTTAAAACACGACCGCCAGTGATTAAACCCTTGGCGCTGTAAGTAACTACATGATGTGTGGCACTAGCTGTTACGTCGTTGTCAACCTCAATCGTGTTGGCGTCCATGCGGAGCCCTTCACCATTGACAACGACACCACCCTTGGCGCTAGTTGTTGCAACAGGAATGTCACTGCCATCAATAACCCTGTAAGCAACCGCACCACCAGCACCGGTTGGCCCAGCTAAAAACTTGTTGGCTGCATCAGTGTCATCCTGTGTTGCAGAAATCTGAACGCTGGAGCCAGACGTTGAAACAAGGATGTTGACAAGGCCAACCGTGCTACCGGTTACGCCATTAATCGAGCCAGCGGCCTTAAGGCTTTGCCAAGCACTGCCGTCCCAGCAATACAGATTATTGTCGTCAGTGTCTAAAGCCAGCTGACCAGTAAACGCTCCAGAGCTAGGCAGCGTTGTAACTAGGTCAACCGTTGATTCGTTTGCAAGCTTGGCTGCTGTGATTCCATCATCAGCGACCTTGGCTGTAGTTATCGCAGCATCTGCAACCTTGGCTGTAGCAATACCGCCATCAGCGAATAAGATTTTTGCGCCTGGGATCGTAGCGTCAGAAATCAGCGTGACGCCATTTGCAACCAGATCACCGACGGTTAGCTTTTTAGTCTCACTTGCGCTGCTATCAACAACAGCAACCAAGTCAGCAGTGGCCAGGTTATTCCCGGCCAGAGCTGCTAGTTCACTGATTTTTAAATCAGCCATTGGTGGTCAGCTCCCTGCTTAATCGGTCTCTAGTTGCAGTTTAGCTGCACCGTCTTGATCCAAGCGTATTTCACCAGAGTCCTCTTGCAAGAGGTGCGCGGCTACAAACGTATTCATCTTCAGCTCTACCGCTCCAGTCGTAATAAAATCTGCTGTAATTTGCACCGTATTGTCTGGCGCGAACTGCACAGTACACGCTGTAATGACTGCATCAAACTCATAAAAAACGTCGTCGTTGTTTCTTGCCGAAACGCCGCCAGGGTTGTAACCGCTTGCTTTGATGTAGAACTTTGCATGGAACTGACTGCCGACTTTGGTCCGTAAGGAAAGCTCAACCAAGTAATTGGGCAATTCGTTTGCCGTGTCTCCTGTGTATTCCCAGAAGCAAGACATCCGGCCAGAGCCAGACATCAACGTACTAATACGACTTCTAAACTCATCAGATAACGTTGTTGTGTCAACAGTTTCGCGCTCAGTATTAAGTTCAAAACTATTAACTTGTGCCAGCAAACGAGCAATGCTGTTCTCAACAGTGACAGCAATTGGAATATCGTTGCCAGGGGCTGCAAGGGCTACTGCGTTTGTCGTACCACCATTTACGGCATGGGCAAAACTGTTATAAAGCCTGATGCCACCAAGGTCATCAACGTAAATAAACTTTTTTACGCTTGAGTCTGTATAGCTGTCAATAAAATCAAGAGCACTATTGTCAGTGCTTTTAATTACAATTTGGTCGCCAGTAATTAACTGCCCATGGTCGAAGTCAAAACTAAAACGTTTTGCCGTAGCGTTGACATCACCAGTGTTAATTGTCGAGCTAAGTTCGCTACCGTCAAACTGACGCTGCAACTCAACTTTGCCAAACGTACCAAGGTAAACACTCATGAGATCGTGGCGGCTAGTAGTTCTCCCGTACCAATAAACGAAATCTCGGCACGCACCAGATCAGCAGTTGCTGCACCCATCGTGGCGCTTGAAACATAAGCGTTGATCTTGATGTCGTTGATGTCCGCACCATCCACCCAACGGAATGTCAGGTCAACGGTGTCGCTACTAGTAACACCAGCCGAACCAGTCTTGACCAGTGCACTCAACAGGCTTGTCGTGTTAATTGAACCGCTGTCTTCTTTGTAATACAGCAAGCTGCAGCTACCCGTATAGCCGACAACGCCTGGAACGTAACTGCGAATATTCTCACTAAGCGTTGTTGTTTCTAACGTCTCAAGATTTGCTTGCACCGAAAAACTCGACACTTTGGCAACGGTCGTACCAGCAACTTGCAAGACGCCATCTCTGCCGGTGTAGACCTTTGCCATCAGAGCACACCAATAAAGTTCACTGTAACAGTGCTAATCCCTGAACGCACCTGAACTAGCTGCGGTGGACCTTCATATCGATAGCTGTTGCCATGAAAACCCGCACCAAGCGCATCCTCGTTACCTTGCCATCCAGCCTTGCCACTGTCCATATTGACAGAAAGGGTGCCAAAAGTGCCCTGCACTGCCTCATAGTGATCCAAAATTGATTCAGCTTCAGCGTCAGTGATGTTTGCAAAAGTCAATGACAGCTTCATGTTGGTGCGACGGCTGCCGTACAAAATGCGATGCTCAGCACCGTTTTGCGATTTAAAAGTTTTGACAGGGAAGTCGCCAGACTCAAACGTGCGGGAAGTGGGGACCAGGGTAGGGAAAGGGATTGCGGTCATTAGACATCCTCCACTTCTACAGAGTTAAGGTCTGCAACGAATTTGGCAAGCTCACTAGCTCCATCGCTAGTGCAATTATGCTCAGAAGCCACAATGTCCACTGTGCCCTCCTGCGAAAACGTTAACTGCTCAACAACATAAACGTTCTCGCTCTTGTTGCCGTCTTGGACAGTGAACACAGAATTGTGGAATCTGGTGTCAGCCACCCTCCCACCGCTAATTTCCATCTGTCCGTCGTCTACGTCTTCTGAACCTACTTGGAAAAAGGTGACGCTATACATTCCATCAGGAAGGCTTTCGACACTTGTCACCGCCCCTGATGAACTGACCGTACCATTACTTGCGCTTTTGTACGGAGAAGACTCAGTAATAACCTTGATGTATGAACCCGCTCTTAAATTTAAGCCTTCTATCGTTGTTGAAAAACTAATTGTATGAGTGACAAACTTACGAAGACCTAAGAAGTATTGTGCGACCTTAACAGCGTGACGCCTAGACGTGCAGAACTGTGTCAGATCAAAATTCTCTTCCGGCAGATTTGCTGATGGGCTACCTTTTATTTTTACTTTCATAACTCTTTCTTCTGGAAGTTTGTTGCGCGACTCAAACCGATACCGAACCGTGGCTGTGAAGTTTCTGCGCTCTTCGCTTCTTAAATATTCAAGCTTGTAGCTGTCTTCTAAGATGTTGCCTGACGTGAACAGCTGATCAATTGGTACTGGCCCGGTGTTGATGTGACCGCTTGCTTTGTTGTACGGAAGAGCTGGCAGCAAGGAAAACTTCCCATCCATCATCACGAAGTTGCACAAGAAGTAAGGCGCGGCATCAGTGATGTATTGACGAAGGTTTGTACGTTCTGTAATCGCTCCATTAAAAAACAATTCTTGCTGGTGAATGAACCTAGTGGTATCCCTGAAATCATCTACGTTCAACAAAAACGCATTGTCTGGGGTCATACCCATAAGGTTGCCCGCTCCACCTTGCCTGTCAGTCAACAGGTAAAAAACAAGGTCGGTAAATAAGTGGCTTGGGCCAACCGACGCTTGGTAATACAAATCACCCGGTTCGTCATAAGGGTTATTTGCAGAAGCAGTCGTATCAGGGTGCAAACGTTTAACAGGTATCCCTTGCCCGATCCAGCAACGCAGCTGATCCAAGTTTGTAAAGTTACGGCTAGCCTTGAGCGATAACCCGGCAATTGTTAAACCGTTATATTCTGGAACTGTGCTGTTAGGTAGAACTTCGTTGACGTAAACAATACTGTGCTCAGGCTCTGATTCGTTTGATTTTTGCACCAAACCTCTATAGAAACTTAGATCTGCATACTGACTATGATTTTCAAATTCGGTATCTCCTGTTAATTCAGACGTACCAGGGGTAGTCACAAGATCAGCGACCCTGTATTGGAAACCTACTTGGTTATAAGTCCAGTAAAAAGCGTTATTGGCAGGGGAAATGGTCTCAGTGTGCGTGAAAGTTTCGTCCTTATCCCAATCGCTTGTCGTGTAACCGTCATTAATAACTTCAACAGGGCCGGAAAAATTCCACTTCTTTGTCAAGCCAGTAAAGTGACCCGCAGGTAGACTCATCACCTCAACATTAAGTCTAATTTTTATTCTTTTACTTCCTTCTTGAATGCTTTTAATTGCGCTGCTTTTTGTTCCAAGTGCAAGATTTTCTGCATCGCCAAAGATGTCATAGAAGTAGCCACCCATGCGTCCTTCAGGCACGCTTGTGGTGTTAATGTCCGTAATCCTGTAGTAAAACCCGGACCACCGAATTGCCTGCCCAGAAGGATGATTGTCTCTGAAATTATTGCTGCTTGGATAAGGAGAATTG